ATTCCTTGGTCATGATGAACCTCAGTATCAAGTAAGTTGGATTTGGTTTGGGCAGAGAATTAATAATCTTTGGATTCATTGTAAAAATTTGGAAGCTCTCTATGAGTTTTCTAGAACTACTAGTGGATTTAATTATTTTTGGCATCAAACTGACGATTTTACTCTTACTAGTAAGGGACATATCTGGACATATCCAGGCAAAGCATATACGCCAAATTCGGTGTTAGTGATGCCAGAAATGAATCTTAGTTTAGATATTTTATATAGCCTAACCTCGTTTAGTTGCTATGGTATTTGTAGTGATTTTGTGGAGAAGTTTAAATGAAAGTAGCGTGTCTATACTATGGCCAACCTAGATTTACTGCAAATCCATATTGCTATGAATCTCATAAAAAATTTATTTTTGATCGATACGATACTGACATCTATGCACATCTTTGGTGGGATGATGAGAATGAGAAGCAGTGGGATAGGTCTCACGTATCTTCAGATTGGGAATACTCCACCTGGCTTCAGATGGAGAAGTGTCCTAAGGACCGTGATGATTTAGACCGATTTGTGTCTAAGTGGAAGCCACACTTTATACAAACTGAGAAGCCAAAAGAATTTTCTAACGAAAAACTGTTTTCCGAAATTAAAAAGAGTTTTGATACCGAAAGGTTTCATCAAAAGAATTTTCATAATCAACTTTCCCAATTATACTCCATTGAACAAGTTGGAAAACTTTTAGAGTCTACTGGAAAAACTTATGACTTTATTATCACCATTCGAAGTGATCTAAATATCTGGGACTATCCTAATTTGTCTGAGTTGAATTCTAGTAAGTTTTATCTTTCCTCCCATTCACAACATTTCCCAGATTTGGGATTTATTTTTGGGCAGAGATATATTAAATTTTTAAAAGCATATACTCATACAATGAATGGCCTAGTGAATATCGATGAGTGTTGGGCACCAGTTGCTGAAGCATTTAAGTATTCGTGCTATAATAGATACTATAGTCAAAATGACTTAGTAAGAATACCACTTCCACTTAGATTGGTTCGTGGAGTAGATTGTAAAGGACCCACCTGGTAACTATGAAAATTACACTTATTGGCCCCGGAATTATGCCCATTCCCCCAACTGGTTGGGGTGCAGTTGAGATTCTTATTTGGGATACTAAAACTGCTTTAGAAGCTGTTGGACACGAAGTTCAAATCATAAACACAAAAGACGCTAGACAAATCATCAACGAAGTAAATGATTTTCGTCCAGATTTTGTTCATATTCACTATGATGAATTTATTGAGATTTATCCATATATTCAATACCCAAAGGCAATTACTAGCCATTTTGGCTATCTAGAACGCCCGGATATGTTCAATGGGTATGTGGACATCTTCAATATCTTTGGACACGTTCAGCCAAATGTATTCTGCCTATCTGAAGGTATTTCAAACATCTATAAAATTCTATTGAGTATTCCTCCAGAAAAGCTCTTTATAACTCCAAATGGAGTATGCTCGGATGTGTTTAGTTACACTGAAGCTCCAGAATTTGGAGATCGTAGTATCTATCTTGCAAAGATAGATTATAGAAAGCGGCAGCATATGTTCCAATCTATTGAAAGTCTTTGGTTTGCTGGAAACATTGCTGATAGTAGATTTAATCCAAATAAAAATTATCTTGGAGAATGGGATAAGCTAACTCTATATAAAAATCTTACTCAATATGGTAATCTAGTACTTCTATCTGATGGTGAAGCGCATCCACTAGTCTGTATGGAGGCCTTGACAGCAGGGCTAGGTGTGGTAGTATGTGAGTGGGGTAAGGCCAATCTAGACACCACTAAGGAGTTTATTACGGTCATTCCCGAAAACAAAGTTAAGGATATTGAGTATGTAGAACGAAAAATTATTGAAAACCGAGAATACTCTTTACAAAATCGTAAAGCTATACTAGAATACTCTAAGAATTTTGACTGGATTAAAGTCATTACCAAATATTATTTACCGAGTGTAGAAAAAATCATTCATGGACAAAAATAAATCAGCATATAAACTTAACGGAATTGGGCCCATCTACTACCTAAATCTTGATGGCCAACCAGAAAGGCGGCAAAATGTTGAAGAACAATTTGCTTACTGGGAAATTAAAAACTATGAAAGAATCTCTGCTTATGACGGCAGGGGTGATGATCTTAGTGATATACTCGTTGGGAGGTATCCGGAAATTTCTTCTGGCGAAGTGGGTTGTGTTACTTCTCATCTCAAGGCAATGAAGCATTGGCTAAACACCTCTGATTCCGATTATGCTATAATTTGTGAGGATGACATTGATTTGGAAACTGTGAAGTACTGGCCCTTCACTTGGAGGGAACTCTATTCATATATTCCCTACGATTGGGATGTTGTACAACTTGCAGTCATTAATCCCAGAAAACTACTTGGAAATTTGCATCCAAGACTTGTAGATGATTTTTCAACTGCTTGCTATATGATTAATCGTAGATATGCTGAAAAGCTTATGCACTTTCATGTCCGTGAAGATAAGTATAAGCTTGATAATGGGGTTCGTCCTAGAGCTGTAGCTGATGATCTAGTTTACAATGCTGGTAGGACTTACTCATTTCCTGCATTTGTGTATAAGGTTGATCTTGGATCAACAATTCACCCAGAACATGTGGATGCCTTTCATAGGGGAAGCCGAGACGGTTTAATTTCTTGGTGGCAAAATGAATCTGGAAAGATGCAGGTGGAAGACTTCTTCCGATTTGAATATAATAATCTATAATAAATAACCATGACAATTACAAATGAATGCGGTGGAAGGCAAAATCTATACGCCGTTGAACCAAAAATGTACATTACTCCTGAGGATCAAATGCAACACAACGAACAGACATATGCAGAACGTGCAGAACTTTACAATGGAAGAGCCGCAATGTTGGGATTTGTAGCAGCAGTAGTATCTTATGCGATTACTGGAAAACTCTTTTTTGGTGTATTCTGATACCTAAGCATGTTTTACACAACAGCCTTGGTATTCTTTGCTGTTGAAATTACCGTTATGATTATAGCCATTTCATACTATAGAGGAAACTCCAATGAAAATTGATTTACATAGCTTTTTTAATTTTTACGATAAAAAAAATCCAAAGCATGTTGCTGCGGTAGACGAACTTGAAAAAAATATTGAGAAGTATGCCACATCACTTCTTGAGGACAATGCAAATTGGGTTCGTATTTACAGAACCAAAACAGAAACACCGAAATCCTATATTCGGTTAGATGTTCCATATTATCCACAGACTGATAACTATACAAATGCTAATCGCACTTGCAATAGTTCCAGTTGTGCGATGTGCCTTCAGTTTTTTAAACCAGGAACTCTAATTGGAGCACAGGGGGATGATGCGTATATTCGCAAAGTCTTTGCAATCGGTGATACCACAGATCATGAAGTTCAGACACAAGTATTATTTAACTACGGCGTCCGTTCTAAGTTTAGTTACAATCTCTCTTTTGCAGATCTTGATCGTGAGTTGGCTACTGGACGGCCTGTGGTTATTGGGATTCTTCATAGAGGCACTTTGTCTAATCCTACTGGCGGTCACATGGTCGTTGTAATTGGTAAGACAGAGACCGGTGACTATGTTGTGAATGATCCCTATGGGTCACTCAACGATGGTTATACTGGGGATGTTTATACTGGTAAGGGTGCTATCTATAAGAAATCAGATCTTTCTGCTCGTTGGTGTCCTAATGGTAATGATGGATGGGGAAGAATTTTCTCACCAATGTAATCTAATCTTCCTGAGAAACTATCCAGGTTTTTAATCTATAAAGATATCCTCGGAGATATTTGGCTTGTTCTTCATGCCAGGTATCTCCGGTTTTTATGTAACTATATGTGTGATTATCAATTGCTTTGAGTATGTAGTGAATTGAGTCATTCCAGGGAATCCTAACTGGCGCATTATATTCTCTAGGGCGACTCATTTTGCTACCTTACTGTTTTAGGTGCATACTTATTTTTCAATGCTGGTGGCAGAACTACAGTACTCGGAGTATCCCGAGATGATGTTGGGGTTGGTTCAAGAACTGCTGCAGCAATTCCTAGCGGAGATCCGGTTTTAGCGATATTTGCAACTCTTAATGCGGCCCCACCAACTTTGAGTGCTGTCCCACCAACTCTTAATGCGGTTCTTACTGGACGTTCAAATGCTTGTCTAACTGCTGGTGTCGGTCCTGTCTTGACCATTTCAGGACTGAATGCTTTAAGAGGTCTCCAACCCGAAACACCACCGGATCCCGCCTTGAATGCTCGATCAGTTCTAGTAAGTTGTGTTCTATCGTCACGCATAAGATCTTTCCAGGATGCTTGAGTTTCATTAGGAACTCTTGTATTTCTTCCCTTGTTCCACCAAGCTGCAAGATCAGCTTCCACTATAAATTGGTTAAATGTTTTCATATGTACTTTATCTTTATTTATTCAATCAGCTTGTGAGTTTCATACTTGGTCCAGAAACCAACGATGGGTATTTATGCTGATTGACTTTTTATTAAGATTATATTATACTAAATAAGTTAGGAAACGAAGACAAATCTTTACGTTCCGTAACCTTCTGCAACCGAGACCATCAGAAGTAAAGTGTCTCTCATATCCAAGGCCTAGGGTGCCATGGAAATACTTACTAACAGTTCTCCCTCGAACTCATATCTACTACCCTTTTCAAAAATGACTGCTACAATTGCTTTACAAAGACAATCTAACCCATGGAATCAATTCTGTGAATGGGTTACCTCAACCGACAACCGCCTCTATGTGGGTTGGTTCGGTGTTCTGATGATTCCTTGCCTTCTTGCGGCAACTACTTGTTTCATCATCGCCTTCATTGGTGCTCCCCCTGTGGACATCGATGGTATTCGTGAACCTGTATCTGGATCTTTAATGTATGGAAACAACATCATCTCGGGAGCCGTTATTCCCTCCTCAAACGCAATCGGACTACATTTCTACCCAATTTGGGAAGCTGCTTCCCTTGATGAATGGCTCTACAACGGGGGTCCGTTCCAACTCGTCGTGTTCCACTTCCTCATTGGCATCTTTGCTTACATGGGACGAGAATGGGAACTTAGCTATCGATTAGGTATGCGCCCCTGGATCTGCGTTGCTTACTCAGCACCTGTTGCTGCTGCTACTGCCGTATTCCTTGTATATCCTTTCGGTCAGGGTTCTTTCTCTGATGCGATGCCTTTGGGTATTTCCGGTACATTTAACTATATGCTTGTATTCCAGGCAGAACATAACATCCTGATGCACCCCTTCCACATGCTTGGTGTGGCTGGTGTCTTCGGTGGTTCATTGTTCTCTGCGATGCACGGTTCTTTGGTCACATCCTCACTGGTTCGTGAAACTACTGAAAATGAATCACAAAACTATGGATACAAGTTCGGACAAGAAGAAGAGACATACAACATCGTGGCTGCACATGGATACTTTGGAAGACTTATCTTCCAGTATGCTTCGTTCAATAACTCTCGCTCACTTCACTTCTTCCTTGCTGCCTGGCCAGTGGTTGGAATTTGGTTCACTGCTCTTGGTGTTTCAACCATGGCATTCAACCTAAATGGTTTCAACTTCAACCAGTCCATTGTTGATAGTCAGAACCGAGTAATTCCTACTTGGGCTGATATTCTTAACAGAGCAGGACTTGGATTAGAGGTAATGCACGAGCGCAATGCTCACAACTTCCCTCTTGACCTTGCAACAGCAGAAGCAACACCAGTTGCCTTGACTGCTCCCGCAATCGGTTGATATAATACTAAGGAACCTTCATATATAATATCAAGACACGGATGGTCTATAACAGCACACACACACAAACACACACAAAGGACAAGACAAATGACACCTTACGAACTTCGGTTTTCTATTTTACAGCAAGCACACACACTTGCTAATGATGAGTATCAAGCAGCATATGTGACTGCTACTATGTGGAATGATAATCCAAAAACAACAGTGTTGATGGAGTATCCAGAGTTTCCTTCTTACGAATATATTGAATCACTTGCAACTAAAATCAATAATTTTGTTTCGGCAAAACAATAACTTGACAAAACCTCTCAAGTTTGCTATACTACAGAGACCCTTTACGGGTCTCTTTTTTTGTGCTATAATATGAGAAATCACAAATCCTTAAATAGATAGGAACTAAAAAAATCAAAATGACCTACGATACTGTTTTCATTTCTGATGTTCACTTAGGTACTGATAGATGCAATACTGAAAAGTTCTTGAAGTTTCTGAAGGAACTTAAAACCAAAAAACTTGTAATGGTTGGGGATATTCTAGACATTCATTGTATGGAAAGATACCATACACGATGGAAGAAGGAACATACAGAATGTGTTCACGCAATTCTCAACCTATGTAAAAAAGGCACAGAAGTAATTTATATTCTTGGTAATCACGAAGCAATGTTGAGAAGGTATTGTGACTTTGAGCACAAAAATCTTTTGATTTGTAATGAATACGTTCATAAGGATTCTAAAGGAAATAAGTTCCTATGTGTTCACGGAGATAAGTATTCTGAATATTCTTCGGGTTCTTGGAAACAGTTAATGTTCAATAGAGGTTATGAGTTAGTTACACCTTTAAGTATCTGGTTGAATCGGTTCTTTCGTTTCTCTTTGGTTCATTACTTAAAGAATACTGTAAGAGGTAGAGAATATATTGATAGGTATGAGAATGATATTATTGGATATTGTATTCAGCAAGATAAGAAGTATGCCGGAATTATCTGTGGGCATATTCACTCGGGAAATATTCGTCAGTTTGGTAATGTGATGTATATGTGCTGTGGAGACTGGTGTGATTCCTGTTCTGCGATTCTAGAAAAAGATGGAATCTATTGTTTAGAGAAGTATTGAATAACTTATAAGATGTATACACCTGAGGGCTACTTATCCGATCCTCCAGATGCAAAATGTCCATACTGCGGGGGAAAGAAAAAAGTTTGTTCTTATGTAGATGGCTTAATTCGTATTTGGGGAAGAGATGCCTGTAAGAATAGTCATAAGATTAAATTAAAAAACTTAGAATAAATACTTATAAGTCGCAAACACGTATGGTTCCTCTGCACTCGCCTAAGGACTATCTGTTTAATCTTCAAGCAACAAATAAATCGGAGGCAAAACGATTATGGAGACATAATATAAAAGATGCCTGGAATCACGAGTGTGCTTATTGCGAATCTAAAGAAGACATTACACTAGATCACGTTATACCCCAATGTAAGGGTGGATTAGATATTAAACCGAATGTAGTTGCCTGCTGTCATTCTTGCAATCAATCTAAAGGTCATATTCCCTGGGAAGAATGGTATTACAATCAGTGTTTCTTCTCTATTGAGAACTATGATAAGATCACAGAATGGATGAGACCTGATGCACCAGAAAATGTTTTTGCTTATCGTCCAAGAAGGAATAAGGCTTATTAATTTATCTAAATATCAAGTATAAAAAATATGTTAAATGTCACAACATAAAGTACTAGGAGTTCACTATATTTTAGATCTTTGCTCCTGCAATGTAGATTTGTTAAACGATTCTCAATATATCATGCTCACACTTCGAGAGGCAATTGTTCAATCTAATTCGACCCTTTTGGAAGAAGTGAAGTATGAATTTACGCCTCAGGGAATAACCGCAATTTGTCTACTTTCGGAGAGTCATATTAGTATACATACTTGGCCAGAAATGGAATATGCTGCAGTAGATATATTTACTTGTGGCGAACATACTGATCCTAAGACTGCCTGCGATTTTATAATAAATGCACTACAATCTAAATTCCCCAAAATGACTATTATTCCTAGAGGTATATGATTTTTAAAACTGGTCTTGAAGTGCTTGACATAATCCTTGGTTCTATGATAGGATATGGTGCAGTAGTAATTCCTTTAATTATTATCTTACTATGAACAATTTTTTAATATATACTCGGGACTATTGCCCTTGGTGTGTTAAGGCAAAAGAGCTGTTAGAATCTCTCAATTTGAGTTATTCTGAGTATAAGCTTGGAAGAGATTTCCAACGAGAAGACTTTATTGGTAAGTTTGGGGAGGGATCAACCTTCCCTAGAGTTCTTGTTGAGGATTCTTTAATTGGGGGGTGTACCGATCTAGCAAAGTATATCCAAAATAATTATGAAGCTTAGTGCGATAAATAAAGGTGTTGAATTAATGCTTCGTTCTAGGAAGAAAGTTCCAATTACTAAAACCTGCCTAATGAGTTTTGGTAAGACTATTAATGTCTTTCGCAAAAAAGTGACCATTTACTTTGAGTTTTCTTTAGATATAATGAATCCAAAAGTAAAGGAGCCCTCAGATGGAATTAACCGTAATAGCGGCAACATTTAGTATTTTATTTTCTGTACTATTTTTGATTGTCGGTGGGGTAATTGGATGGATTGCTAAAGACTACTTTTGGGAAAAGGTAGAGGAGCAGTATCACCCAGAAATGTATGATGAGAATGGAATGTTAATTCCTGATGAATTGATAGCTGTTAGATTTGAACCTAGCGAAGATTTTTTTGAAGATGACTACGAAGACTAATTTAAAAGGAGATGAAATGAAATTGCCTAACAATCCGTTAATTTCGGAAATTTTACAAAAAGTATCAAACGCAAAAACAAAGGAAGAGAAGATTGAAATTCTTCGTAGTAATGAAACTCCTGCACTAAAGGCAGTATTGATTTGGAATTTTGATCCGTCAATCACCTCATGTTTACCTGAAGGTGAAGTTCCATATACCCCAAATGATGCTCCAGCTGGAACTGAACATACACGCATTTCGAGCGAACATAGAAAATTCTATCATTTTATCGAAGGTGGGGATTATGAAATGACTTCCGCAAAAAAGGAAGTTCTTTTTATTCAGATGATTGAGTCTCTTCAACAGGATGAAGCCGAAGTTGTATGTTTAGTAAAGGATAAGAAACTTGGAACAAAATATAGAATCACCCAAAATGTCGTCAGAGAAGCCTTCCAACAAATCCAGTGGGGAGACCGAACCTAGTATAAAATCTCTCTGGTCTAAAGACGAGCAGGAAAATCTTAAAAAATACAGCATAAAAATACTTCATGAAAATTGTGATAGGTCTTTGGCAAATTCTAAAAATTTGCCAAGCAATTCACACTTGATACAGTATAAACTTAATGACGCTATTTTTTTAGATATTGTGC